GGCAGAAGTATATCTCACATGGGTTTAAAGAAAAGAGTAGACATTGAGCGAAAACGTAAAACAATTGCTAGAATTAAACGTGAGCTTGCCAAAAGGCTCGAAAAAGCCATCTCGCACTACGAAACGCTCGAAAAAGAAAGGACAGGGTACTACACCTAAAGTAACTAAGGATGTTTCACGTGAAACAAAGAAGGTTCCAGCTACACCTATTGCTGCTCCTTTTGACGTAGAACAGGCGCAAAACATAGTGTTTAAACCCAATGATGGGCCACAAACAGACTATCTAGCGTCAAGTGAGCGTGAAGTACTATATGGTGGAGCCGCTGGAGGTGGTAAGAGCTATGCGACATTAGCTGACCCTCTTAGAAGCTTGAATCATAAGGATTTTAGTGGACTACTAGTAAGACACACAACAGAGGAACTAAGGGAACTAATACAGAAGAGTCAGGAGTTGTATCCTAAAGCAATACCGGGTATCAAATGGTCAGAGCGTAAATCACAATGGGTAACACCTAGAGGTGGACGGATCTGGATGAGTTACCTAGACAAAGACCAAGACGTTATGCGCTATCAAGGACAGGCATTTAACTACATAGCCTTCGATGAGTTGACTCAATGGTCTACAAGTTTTGCGTGGGATTATATGCGCTCAAGATTACGTAGTGCTGCACCTGAACTAGGACTGTACATGAGAGCTACAACAAACCCCGGTTCTGTTGGGCATCAATGGGTTAAAAAAATGTTTATTGACCCTTCTAAACCTAATGAGCCTTTTTGGGCTACTAATATTGAAACAGGAGATAGACTAGAGTATCCGAAAGGTCATACAAAAGCAGGTCAACCATTATTTAAGCGTAGGTTTATACCTGCCAGTTTGTTTGACAACCCTTACTTAGCTGATAGCGGTGACTATGAGACTATGCTTTTGTCTATGCCAGAACATCAACGCAAACAACTACTAGAAGGAAATTGGGATGTTAATGAAGGTGCAGCGTTTCCAGAGTTCAATAGAAAAATTCATGTTGTGGAACCTTATGACATCCCTAGTGGTTGGACGAAGTTCAGAGCTTGTGATTATGGTTATGGTAGCTGGACAGGTGTTGTATGGTTTGCTGTATCTCCCTCTGAGCAGTTAATTGTTTATAGGGAAATGTATGTAACTAAAGTTACCGCTACGGACTTAGCGGATATGATTTTACAGGTGGAGTCAGGAGATGGTACAATAAGATACGGGGTGTTAGACTCTTCCCTCTGGCATAAAAGAGGAGATACTGGCCCCAGCCTAGCGGAGCAGATGATTATGAAGGGCTGTCGCTGGAGACCTTCTGATCGCTCTAAAGGATCTAGGGTTTCAGGTAAGAATGAGATACACCGCCGTTTGCAGGTGGACGAGTTTACTGAGGAACCCCAACTCGTTTTCTTTTCCACCTGCATCAATAGCATAGCACAACTACCAAGTATACCCTTAGATAAAAGAAACCCTGAAGACGTTGATACAAACGCAGAAGACCACTTGTATGACGCTATAAGATATGGTATAATGACTAGACCACGAAGTTCTATATGGGACTTTAACCCTGCAACACAGAGAAGCGGTTTTCAAGCTGCTGATCCTACATTTGGATATTAAGTATGGACCCTGAAGATTTTACAACTGATTTTGAGTCAAACTTAGAGTCTGCTGAATCAGCACACATAGAAGATGTTTCTACTGAAGGAATGACTGATCCTAAAGCAGGTCATATTATTGACTTAGTTATGGGTAAGTTTAAAAAAGCAGAAGATGCAAGATACGTAGACGAACAACGTTGGATGAGTGCCTATCGTAATTACAGAGGCATATACAATAGTGACGTACAATTTACAGAAGCTGAAAAGTCAAGGGTCTTTGTTAAAGTTACCAAGACTAAGACTTTAGCTGCCTACGGACAGATTGTAGAAGTTCTCTTTGGAAGCCAGAAGTTTCCTTTAGCCATTGACCCTACTACACTTCCTGAAGGTGTAGCTGAGACAGTACACTTTGAGGCAAACCCACAAGCAGAGACTGCTATGGATGAACTAAAAGAGGCTTTCTCTCCTCCTCCTATCTTTGGGCCTGACACTGAGTTACAGCCGGGAGATACCGCAAACAGTATAAAGAACCGCCTTGGTAGTCTAGCTAAAAAACTAGAGCCTGTAGAAGATAAATTAGTAGAAGGTGTAGGATCATTACCTAGTAGCATGAACTTTAGTCCTGCTCTTGTTGCAGCTAAGAAGATGCAGAAGAAGATACACGATCAGCTAGAAGAGTCTGGGGCAAACAAACAGTTACGTCTTAGTTCTTTTGAGTTAGCTTTGTTTGGCACAGGTATCATGAAAGGCCCCTTTGCTGTTAACAAAGAGTATCCTAACTGGAATGAGACAGGTGACTATGAGCCTACCATTAAGACAGTACCTTCTACTAGCCATGTATCTTTATGGAACTTCTACCCTGACCCTGATGCAGCCAACATGGATGAGGCTGAATACATCGTAGAGAGGCATAAACTATCACGTTCTCAAGTACGTGCATTGAAGGGGCGTCCTTTCTTTCGTGACAACGCCATTGAGAAGTCTCTTGGTATGGGCGAAACCTACGAGAAGAAGTGGTGGGAACAGGCAATGGAGGACGATGCTCAAGAGTCCAAAGCCCAGCGCTATGAGCTATATGAGTTCTGGGGTTATGTAGATACAGACATCCTTAAAGAACACGATGTAGACATTCCAAAGGAACTAAAAGACTCAGAGCAACTAAGTGTAAACATATGGGTATGTAACAGTCAAGTTATTCGTTTAGTTATGAATCCGTTTAAACCTGCACTTATACCTTACTATGCTGTTCCTTATGAGTTAAACCCCTACTCTTTCTTTGGTGTAGGTATAGCTGAGAACATGGATGACACACAGACACTCATGAATGGTTTCATGCGTATGGCTGTAGATAATGCAGTTATGTCTGGTAACCTATTGATTGAAATAGATGAAACCAACTTGGTTCCGGGCCAAGACTTAACTCTGTACCCCGGTAAAGTCTTTAGGCGTCAAGGTGGCGCACCCGGACAGGCAATCTTTGGTACTAAGTTCCCCAATGTTGCTGGAGAAAATATGCAACTATTTGACAAAGCTAGGGTCTTGGCTGATGAAAGCACAGGGTTCCCAAGTTTTGCTCACGGTCAAACAGGAGTACAAGGTGTTGGACGTACAGCTTCTGGTATTAGTATGCTTATGTCTGCTGCTAATGGATCTATAAGAAATGTAATTAAGAATGTAGATGACTATATGCTTGGTCCTCTAGGTAAAGCATTTTTTAACTTTAATATGCAGTTTGACTTTGACCCATCTATTAAGGGTGACTTAGAAGTACGCGCACAAGGTACTGAGAGCTTAATGGCTAACGAAGTACGTAGTCAGCGTCTAACTCAGTTCTTACAGGTTGTACAAAACCCTGCGTTGGCTCCTTTTGCTAAGATGGACTACATCATTCGTGAGATTGCTGTTAGCATGGATCTTGACCCTGATAAGGTTACAAACTCTATGCAGGATGCAGCAGTGCAAGCAGAGATATTTAAACAGTTCGCACAGCCCCTACCAACGCCTCCAGAGGCCGGAGGACCACCTCAAGCAGGTGGACCACCTCAAGGCCCCTCAGTACCCCAAGGAGAAGGCCCTACAGGACCACAAGACATGGGTGGCGGCGGCGGTGGTAATATAGGTGTTGGCGCTGCACCTGCTCCGGGTGAAGAAGGCTTTACAGGGAACGTACAGTAATGAGTATAGCTAATCTAGGAGCAAAGGTCTTAAAAGAGATCTTTACAGAAGGTTTAGATGAAACTACAGAGGCTTTAGGTAAGTCTGCTGTTAGAAATGTAGATACTAAAAAAACAGACTCTGTAGAAAGTATTGCAATAAAAAGTAATAAAAGTCAACCTTCTTGGTGGACTGCTTCAGAGGGTGTAAGTGAAGAAATTATACCTTCAAATGCAAGTAGCACACAACGATCTAATACTGTAGCAACCTATAAAAAAGTACCTGCTTTATTTACTAATACTACTAAGGATGTAAAAAGATTAGACTTTGGCGCAGGTCTTGGATTAGGGGGTGATGTAATGAAGGCAGATACGTATGAGCCTTTTGCAAAAGGTTGGAATCCTGATTTTTCTAAACCT